GACAGAGAGCACTGAGGGCAGGTTACCGTTCAGGTCTTGAGCAAGATACTGCTAAGTTCTTAAAAGAAAGAGGTGTTAAGTTTACTTACGAACAATTCAAGATTAAGTGGGTTGATCCTAAGACTAAGACTTACACACCTGACTTTGTTTTAGAGAACGGTATCATAATCGAAACTAAGGGACGGTTCATTTCCCCAGATAGAGCTAAACACTTGGCTGTACGTGATCAGTACCCTGACTTAGATATACGGTTTGTCTTTACAAATAGTAAAGCTAAACTATATAAGGGTAGTAAGACTACCTACGGTATGTGGTGCGACAGATACGGATTCAAATACGCAGACAGGGTTATCCCTAATGCTTGGTTAAAGGAACCTAAGAAATGAAACTCATACTACACAAGGTGTTGCAAGAACCATTTGAGCACCCTGAGTACGTGGATGAAGACGGTAACAATCCTTACTGTGTTGTCTACTTATCAGAGTATAATGGTGAAGTAGAAGAAACAGAAATGCTATACGAGACTTTCGACGAGGCATACGAAGAAGCTAAGAAAGTATCTCAATCTATAGAGGGTGTTGTTATCCGTAACAATAGTATGTACGATGCTTAAAAAGAAAAAGACTGTACTGGTATTCACGTGGGCTCACGCTGATCCAGGTACACCTAACGACAGGTTCAGTTGGTTAGGTGCATTCATATATGATCTGAAACCAGACTACGTTGTAGACTTAGGTGACGGTGCTGATCTTAAATCACTCAACAGTTTCGATACACGATACCCACAGGCTATTGTATCACAGAACTACGGTAAAGATATTGAGTGTTACAACGATGCACAAGAAAGACTACGGTGGAAGTTCAGACATCATAAACGTAAACGTCCCTTCTGGATAGGACTTGAGGGTAACCATGAAAATAGAATCAAAAAAGCTGTCGCCCACGACCCAAGACTACAGGGAGAAAAGTACGGGATTTCCTTCAGCCATCTTCAAACGAAACACTGGTTCGACGAGTACCATGAGTACCACAATTCGGCCCCCAGTATCGCTGATTACGATGGCGTATCTTACGCTCACTTCTTTGGTGCTGGGAATTATGGGACACCTGTCTCTGGTGTTCATCATGCTTACACCCTACTACAAAACAGGAACCATAGTTCTACTTGTGGTCACAGTCATAAACGTAGTATTTATTTTAAAGATACTGCACATCCTAATTCGATTATCGGGCTTGTGGCGGGATGCTTCAAGGGAAGCGAGGAAACGTGGGCAGGACAATCTAATAATGAGTGGTGGAAAGGTGTTGTAGTTAAACGTGAGTTAGAGAACGGTGTCTACGAGCCTGAGTTTGTATCACTCGAAACCATCAAACGGCAGTATGGGAGCGGATGATGTTTGATTACAGAGGACAACTTGAATTGTTAGTTGATAGTTATGGACTCACTAAACTCTTAGAGATGAATGACATCACTGAGAATGTAGTCCTTGAGTTGTTAGTTGAACGTGGTGACATAGACTTGTCAGATTATTTCTACAACGACATGCCTATTGATGTGTTAGAAGAGGATGAAGAGTATGATCAATGAGAGTGACATAGAAGCATTCGAGTATTACAACGAGGATGTAGACATCACTATGAACTACTACCAACGACAAGCTGCTAAGACTGCAGTCTACAAACAAGAACATGCAGTGATCTACCCTGCCCTTGGTCTTGCAGCAGAAGCAGGTGAGGTAGCAAACAAAGTAAAGAAGATTATGCGTGACGGTACATTCAATCGTCAGGCTATTGCAGATGAGGTGGGTGATTGCCTCTGGTACATTGCAGCATTGTGTCGTGACTTGAACGTGGACATGTCAGACCTAGCTACAGCTAACCTAGAAAAATTACATGATCGTAAGAAACGTGGTGTCATACAAGGTAGTGGAGATAAAAGATGACTGAACAATACGGACCAACAATAGCAATCTCAGAAGAGATTCATGCCATGAAATACCGTGGCAAAGGAGAAACATTTCGTGAGGCTATGACACGAGTAGCTGAAGCACTGAAGGATAATGAGTCACACTTCAATAACTTCCGTAACATTCTCTACAACCAACGCTTCCTACCTGCAGGACGTGTGCAATCTGCAATGGGCGCACCTCGTCGTGTAACACCTTACAACTGCTTTGTGTCTATGACTATCGAAGACAGCATGGACGGTATCATGGAAGCTGCTCGTCGTGCTGCAGAGACTATGCGTCTAGGTGGTGGCATTGGCTATGACTTCTCAACACTACGCCCACGTGGTACGTTGATCAAGTCACTAGACTCTAAGTCCTCTGGCCCTCTGTCCTTCATGGAAATATTCAATGCAGTGTGTAAGACTATATCATCTGCAGGTCACAGACGTGGAGCACAGATGGGTGTGTTGCGTGTAGACCACCCTGACATTGAAGAGTTCATCCGTGCTAAGAACAACAGTGATAACCTCACACAGTTCAACATCTCTGTAGGTGTGACTGATGAATTTATGACTGCAGTAAAAGATGATCTAGACTTCGATCTGCAATTCGATGGACGTGTCTACAAAACTGTGAGTGCTCGTGCTCTATGGGATGACATACTACGAAGCACATGGGATTGGGCAGAACCTGGTATCTTGTTTATAGATCGTATCAATAGAAAGAATAACCTATGGTACGCAGAGAAGATTGCAGCTACTAACCCATGTGGTGAGCAACCACTACCACCTAACGGTGCATGTCTACTAGGTTCGTTTAACTTAACCAAGTACATAGTAGAACATGAGGGTAAGTACGTCTTCAACACAAACCAACTGCGTAACGATATACCTCACGTTGTCCGTGCTATGGATAATGTAGTTGATCGTGCAGTGTATCCATTAAAAGAACAGGAGCAAGAAGCTAAGAGTAAACGTCGAATGGGCCTTGGTGTTACTGGTGTAGCGAATGCTATTGAAGCACTAGGGTTTGAGTATGGTAGTGAACGATTCCTACAGACCCTTGAAGAAATCATGGGAGTAATCAGGGATGTCGCTTATCGCACTTCTGTCGAGTTGGCTATTGAGAAGGGACCGTTCCCTCTCTTTACTCAAGCTTATCTTGAGAGTGACTTTGCTAAGTCTCTGCCTAGTGATATTCGTAATCTCATTAGCGATCACGGTATTCGTAACAGTCATCTGCTTTCTGTTGCTCCAACAGGAACTATCAGTCTGTCAGCCGACAACGTATCCTCTGGAATCGAGCCTGTCTTCTCCCATTACTACGACCGTACTATCCAAACCTTCGATGGTCCAAGAACAGAGCGAGTAGAGGACTACGGTTATCGTGTCTTTGGTGTGAAGGGTAAGACTGCAGACGAACTATCAGTGTTCGATCACGTCAAGGTGTTGAACGTAGCATCACGATTCGTTGACTCTGCATGTTCTAAGACCTGTAACGTAGGTGATGATGTGACATGGGAAGAGTTCAAGCAGGTATACATGGATGCCTACGATGGTGGTTCATCTGGTTGCACTACCTTCCGTGCATCAGGTAAACGATACGGTATCTTAAATGCATCTACTTCTGAGGATGTAGTAGAGGAGCCTGTAGTAGAAGAGACACAAGACTACGTAGACGAGGGTGGTGCTTGTTACTTCGATCCTGCTACTGGTCTACGTCAGTGTGAGTAGGAACCGTAAACAGTTAGGTGATGTGCCTACACCCTGCATCAAGGTCTGTCGTTTAGAGGATGGATACTGTGTAGGGTGTAAGCGCACCCCCGAAGAGATACGAGATTGGATGATCATGTCTACATACGAACAGAACATGCTAGTCCATGAGTTGAAATGGAGACAGGAGAATGTCTAATTGTAATGACTGTGGTAACCTACTAGACGACGATGGGTATTGTGGTGAATGCTATGTCTATGAGTATCCTGATTTCACAGACGAGGAGTACAAGAAGATTAAGAAGAATGATGTAGTAAACAACCCGATACACTACAATCACAGTGGTATTGAGTGCATTGATGCGATAGAAGCTATGACAGAGAACATGTCAGGTAGTATA